TTTCATTAAGCCTTAAATTTTGCAATTACAACCTTTGCGGCATTAGTAAGTGCAACACCGTAATACTTTGCGGCTACGATTTCATGAACTTGCGTTCTTGGCTTCCAATCATGATCAACAGAAGTTTCCTTCTTCATGAAAATTGTAAGTGCCGGAAGTTCATCTTCGGTAAATTCGGTTTCTGCTGAATCCGGTTCAAGCTTGATAACAGGATTTACATAATACGGATTTGTAACCGCTTTTACCTTATCACCAACAGCAAGTGTATCAAGGCAACCCGGCTGAATTGTGGAAAGATGTTTCTTTGTTGCTTCTTCTGTTGTTTCATCAGAAACAATTGTGATTGTTCCGTTTGTGTTATCCTTTTCATAGGAAACAAGGAAAACCTTCTTGGATTTCTTAATCCATGAACCCGCGATCTTACCAATTGCACCATTAACAGCAACACCCGCTTCAAACTTATCAGCGGAAAGGAAATCCGGATCTTTCAGAAGTGTTGCTTCCTGTTTTGGATGGATGAAGCAAACCTTATCAATTCCATCTTCTTCATCTTCAAACTTGGTAATTGCGTCAACAAGTCCATCATAACCAATTACGGCTGTTCCATCACCAACAAGTGTTGTTGCTGTGTATGCCGCATCCATCAGATCATCATCAACCTTTCCAACAATAGACTTTGCAAGCTGTGTTTCAGCCTGTCCAACAGGATCACCAAGACCGGAATTAATTGCTTCCTGTGTGATTCCAACAGCCTTCATTGCCTTCTTGATTGTGAAAGTTGCTGTGCTTGCTGTCATAGTTGTAAGCGCAACTTCAGCACCTTCAGCAACATCTTCAGCATCACCAATATAATTCCAACTTGGAACGGTTTTTGTATCACCCGGAACACCAACAAGTGTGGTATCAACCTTTGCGTATGGTGTCATTTTTGCGAGTGCTTCAATCTTTGCGTTGATCATATCCCCCATTACTTGTGGATTGATCATATTTGACATAGTTGTAATAGCCATAATATTTTTCCTTTCTAATCGTTTTTACCATCCATTGCGGCGTGATATGCTTCCGGATTTTCATTGAAAATCTTCATTCTTTCCGCATATGGTTTTTTAAGAATACTTTCTTTTGTAAGCCCATCATTGTTATCACCATGATCAAGCTTGTGTTCTTCAATTTTCTTTGAAGATGAACTTTCAAATTGTGTTGGAAACTGCGTTTTAAGTCCGGAAAGAAGATCATCCCAACCCTTGATTTTTTCGTTATCATCAAGTTCAAGATTCTTTCCATCTTCCTTCAGCTTTGATTCAAGCTTGAAAGTCAGATAATCGATATCAACCGCTTTTTCTGAAAGAAGTGCAACTTTGATTGCGGATTTGATTTTCGTATCTTTAAGTTCCTGTTCAAGATTTGAAACTTTCGCTTCATAATCTTTGATTTTCTGCTGTGAAGCTTCATCATCTTTGCTTGCTTTTTTAAGCTGATCAATCAATTTGTTTGCTTCTTCAAGCTGTTTTGTTGAATTCTCATGATCGGTTTTCAGCTTTCCATAACGAACATCAAGATTTTCTTCACCCGCTGTGAAAATCTTATTTTCTTTCATTTCGGAAGTGATCTTTTCGATTACATCATCAGCAATTCCATTGTTCTTCAAAAGTTCTGTGAGATTCATAATTTCTTTTTCCTTTCTTTTACAATTTTTACGCGTTATGTCGCGGAAGAAATAAAATGAAATAGTGTTATTACGCCCACCACGGCGAATGGCTACGGATGAAAGAATCGAACTTTCACATAGGGAATCAAAATCCCTTGCGCTACCATTACGCTAATCCGCATTAAAAAAGCGCATATTTGCCATTTTAAACGGCAAAATACGCGCTGTTGAACAGTTAATCAATTTTCAATAGAAAAGCCCGCAAAATGTAAAATGCGGGCTTCTACGATGGTTTATTCTTCGATGTAGTATTCACAATCCGCACCGTTAAATAATACGGCTGTTGGTTTTCCGTTTGTCTTTGGCGGCTTTTCATAAACCGCACAAAATGATTTTGTTGTACCAACATCAATGGTTTTACCATCCAATTCAATTGTTGTGTGATCCCGGTGAATACACTTTTTACATTTGATTTCATTTCCATCCGGGAAAGTTCCGATTATCGGATCAAATTCACGTTTCTTTTTTTCATCCATCGGTGCAACTCCCCTTTCTCTTTATAATCAATTGATTATAACATTGCATTATGCCATTGTCAATGGCAATTAGTCCTTGTGGCGTGTCGCACCATTGTTGAATGTTTCTTCATCACCATATTTGAAATAATCCGGCTGTTCCACAACTTCCATTTTTACACGATAATAATTTCCATATCCCATTTCTTTTTTTATTTCCGTAATTCTGAACGTTGTTCCGCGCTGAAGAATCATTTCCGCTTCATGTCCTACACCATAATGTGAATGTCCCGGTGTATATAATTCCGCACCGCTTATTGTGTTACCAAAATATGATTGCGGTTCAGCATAGATTGCTTTTGTTCCGGATGGTGCATAGATTTCATACATAACATTACCGGAAAATCCTGTTCCCTTTGCAATTCCTGTTGAAGTAAATGCGTGATTTTGGAAAGATTGACCTTCAAGCAATTGTTGTAATGTGTCAATATCACCGCTTTCAAGTAATCTTTTCGCTTGATCAAATGAAATATTGCTTCCTTCAAGTAATCCCGCAAAACCACCAATATCCGAACCACGCGTTAATTTCATCGGTGTATCAAGTTCACATTTATCAATTGCTTTTGTTAAATCTGTAATCGCTTTGAAGTGATCAACAGTTCCGTTGGAATGTCCGAATTTTTTAAACTTTGATGGATTTGAACGCCACGCATCTTCATAACTCCATCTTGCTTTTCCAACTCCAACAAAATTTGATCTTGACCACCCATCATGATATCCGGAAAGCGGCTTGTTCAATGGATTTGAATTTTCGGTGTATTTCCATAATCCATACTTTTCCGAATCACTCAAATCTTTCCATTGTTTATCAAGCTTTGGGCGTAACATTGCATCAGCATCATCCGCGCTTGTATAAAATTTTACTTTGGCTTTTGCTTCCGGTGTATATGCACTTGGTGAAAATCCTTTTGCGGTTTTGGATGTTCCTGTTACCTTTGCCAAATCATTTTGAAGTTTATCAATCTTATTTTTCAGCTTTACATATTTTTCACTATATTGTTCACCAAGCTTTTCATATTCTTCCAAATCTTCAATGTACTGAAGATATTTATCAACTTTATCCGATTTCCATTTCGGAAAATCATCCGGATCAGATGTTAATTTAACAATTTCATCTTCATACCATTGTTTCTTTGCTTTAATTGAAGCTTTCTTTGTTTGATAATCCGAAAGATCAACATCTTCTTTCCAAATGCCGGAATAAGTTTTGTTTGGAATTTTGTTAAGCTTCTTTTGTGAATTATTGATATCTTTTTCAAGCTTTTTAACTTTTTCTTCAGCTTTCTTTGCGGCGGCTTCCGCGTTTTTAACCTTCAATTCATACGGATCAACCTTCAATGCGTTAAGTTGATTTTCAATTTCATCAGCTTTATCTTGAAGTTTCCAAAACTTCTTTTTATCTTTGGCTGTTCCGTTGGTTACGAAATCAATATCATCTTTGTATTTTCCTTTGATTGATTCCATTTCGGAATCATATTTTTCCCATTTTGTTTGAAGCTTCTTTATTTCATCCGCTTCAGCTTTTGCCGCCGCTTTAAGTGCCGCTGTTTTTTCTGCTTGTTCCTGTTGATATGCTAATTTCAAATCAAGTGTATCAACACCGTTCTTTGTTAGCTTTTCCCCAACTTCAAATTGATCATCTAATGCTTGTGTGTATTCTCCAAGATCATCAATACTTCCATTAATAAAAAAATCATCGAAATCTTTATATTTTCCGATGATTGCATCCTGTTGTTCTTGATAGATTTTCCATTGATCTTTTAAAGCTTGTAATTCAGCTTCAGAAATCTTCAAATACTTCTGTTTGAAATCTTCAAAATCTTTGGTTTTATCAAGTCCATAATACGCGGCGCGGTCTTTAAGTGTTTGAAGTTCATCATCATCCAACGCCCATTTTGCACGTTGTAAGCATCTGCAACGGCAATTGATAACGTTTCGCGCACTTCCACCAACACCCGGTGCGGGAAGCTTTTCACCCCAAACTTCAAAATCTTCATCCATTTCGCGGATTTGTCCATCAGCTTTTGCGTGTTCCGGGCGTGTTCGCCTGTCAAGCGTTGCATCCCATTGTTTGACAACATCAGCACCCGCATCAATGGCTTTCTGCATGGAATCAAGTTTTGCTTGATTTGTAATTCGGTGTCCTTCTGTTCGAACTATTCTTTCAGCAATATAAAAAGCACCACCACGGAAACGGCTATAATCACCAACCATTTCTTTAGTCATGCTTTGCGCGATTTGATAATAACTTTCCCCTTGTGCGATTCCCCTTGAAAGATTCCTTTGAAGATTATGTTTCAATTTTGTTGTTGATTCACCAAGCTTTGTATAAAGCGGCTTTGATAACTTCGAATCAACAGTTAAAGCGTTCACAACTTGCTTTTGATCAATCGGAAAAATAATCGGAATTCCTTGATCATGAATATCGTACATTGTACCAAGAAATCCATTTTCATAACATTCGGTTAAGTATTCCGAAACTGTTGTGAATTGCTTGCTTTCCAAATCATCCAATATGCCGCTTATTTGCGTTTTTAAGGCTTCTTGATACTGTACTTGATAAACAATACTTTGAAGATTTTCCGTATCTGTACGCGCCTTTAAAGCGGCTATATTATCATTGATTCCATCAAGGGCTTCTTTATATTGTTTTTTAAGTTTCTTCAGAACTTGCGCTTCCGCTTTCAGTTCCGCTTCCACCACTTGCTTCTGTTTCTTGTTCATCTGAACCCCTTAATTCATTTAAAGCGGCTTCAATTTCATCATCCTTATCCGGAAGATCATCTTTGATTTCATCCCAATCAAGATCAAGAACTTCAGAAATCATTTTCACAACACGTTCACTTCCAAGTGTGGCTTCCAATCCAAGAAGTGTGTTGATTCTTGTTTGTTCCGTTTGTGCATCTGTTTGTTCTATCTGTGCATTATCAAGCGCATTTGTCATGATTTCACGTTCAAAATCAAAATAAACATCCTTGCTTTGATAATCTGTTTCTTCCTGTTGATTGATTTCTTGAAGAACAACTTTCAAAATATGCCGCATGAATTGTTTCAGCCGCACTTCAAGCTTGTTACACTTCAGATCAAGAAGCGCATATCTTGATTTGATTACAATGTTTGTAATGTTTCCATCACCAAGTTGTGCCGAATTAAAGCCCATTCCAAACCGATAAATATTCTTTTCATCAAGATCAAGTTTTTCTTTTCTTGCTTGATACGGAATATCAACTGTTTTGAATTCAACATCACCACCGGAATCACCATTCACGCCAATGTGCTTCTTTGTTTTCACATTCTGCATAAGTTCTTCAAGATTATCACCTTGAAATCCCTTAACAACCACAAGATATTCGGAAGCATCTTCAAGATTATTTGATAATCCGCAACTCATAAGATCATAATCATCAATCAAACCTTTGATTGGATGTAATCCGGATAATTTCTTCCTGTTGTTGTCAAGTCTGAAGAACGGAATGAATCCAAGTGAATCATAATATGTGTTTTCATCGTTTTCGCGCTTGTAAAGAATATGTGGGCGCGGATTTGGGCGTTCATCCGTTGACGGTTCATCAAGAATTTCACCTTCTTTTGTGGAATAGAAAAAATATGTGGCTTCATCATCCCACACTTGAATTCTTTCAACCTTTGTACGGTCTTTTCCGATTCTTTCAATGAAGTGATAAATCACATAATCTTTTCCATCTGAAGTGTATTTTCCATCAACTTCAACAACACCAAGTGAATCAGCCCATTCAAAAGCAATTTGATCATCGCGGTTTTTATATGCGTACATATAATCAAAACCCTTTGAAACTGTTCCGGTTATAAGTTCATACAATTCCGCAAGAAAATCTTCATTGTAGTTGAATCTTTCATCCATAATGGATTGAAGTTCCGGATCATCTGATTTCACGAATCCATTCTTCCCGGAAAGCATATATTGAACTTCTTGATCAACAAGTTCAGTAAAAAACGGATGGGAAATTTTGATGTTCGAACGTGTTTCATCTTCCACCAAATTACCATCCGCGTTGTAATAATAAAGCTTGTAATTAAGAATATCGTGCTTTCCTTCATAATATTCCAAGCCCTTCCGGGCTTGCCGCTTCTTTTCGGAAGCGGCATCTTCCCGGATAAATTCTAATATTTCTTGTTTCGTAAGCATTTCTTCACCTACTTGTTTTTATATCTCTATATCCCTGTCCGAACCATATCCACCAATTCTAACAGTATGAAGAATTCGATTTGTATAATCAACATAAACCAAATCGCATAAAACGTGTTGTGAACCGTAATATCCCGAACCATTATTGCTTCCGGCGTTTATGCTTCCCACGATTGAAATGTTTTCGTTGTTGTAATTGAAAACAGTATTGAAATCCCTGTGAGAATGTCCAACAATTGCGAATTCCACTTTTCCGGTGTTGTTTGAGAAATCATATGTTATTCCATCATATGTATATGTGGTTCTTGCGTTATAGGAACAAGCAATTTCCAATATCTTCTGTGAAAACGGTTGAATATTTTCGTTTTGATAAAACCAAATGTGCATGGTTAAAGCGATATGTTTTGAATTATCAGATGATAATTCTTGTGCAAACCATTTTATTTGATTTGATAGATAATTATCATATTCCGTTAACCCTTGATTTTCTGTTCCGGTATCGAAAACATAAAACTTTGTATTATTACCATTAAAAGTATAATAACAATGTTCTTTATCTCTAAACCACAAATCTTTCAAACATTGTTCCGTGAACCTTGAAGTGAATGATTCACTTTCCGGTGTTGCTTTTCCTTGATAATTTGTATCGTGATTTCCAACAACGTTGTAAAACGGTGAAAGTTGTGCTTTGCAAATTTCATTTGCCCTACTCAATTTGAATAATTCTTCACTTGGTATTCCACCATCATTCCAATCACCACCACACAAAGTAAAACTAACCGGATTGGATTCCATAATGTACTTTAATTCTTCAATATATTTATCAAAGAATTTACATCCAAGTGTTCTATCTTCAAGATTTTCCGTATAGTTTCCATACATTGTATGTGGATCAGTAAAGAACAGAAAGTTTTCAAAATCAGTTGGTGCTTCTTCCCCTTGAACAAGCCAATCACCATACATGAAAGAAGCATAAATCTGCATTTTGTCAAAGAAAGATGGTGTAAATCCAACTTTGCTTTCTAACGTTTCAATTTTTTTCCTGTTGATTGTATTAATTAAACTTCCTGTTGGATTTGACCATCCACAAGCAATTAACACAACATCAGAATTTGTTAATTTTGAAAAATCGCTAATGTGTAAAGCGTTATCAGTAAAACGATAATAAAGTGCATTGTAATACGGAACATTAATAACAATGTGATCATCCACAATTGAAGTTCTATTTGGTAACATCGTATTAATTGTTTCTTGACTAAAAGAAATTATTGGTGTGGAATCTGATTTTAATATATTAAAATCACTATAAAGTAAAACATTAATACTACCATTTGTACTTTTTTCCCACTTTATGTTTCCATCTTGACCGATATACAATTCAGCAATTCGCGGTTCAATGTTTTTTAACAAATAGTCATTTATATTTGATTTAAGAGTTACGGACACATTTACTTCACTTGGATGTATTCTTGTTGATTCCGCGTATGTTGCACCATTTGCCGCAAGAACAATAATATAACAATCGTTTTCAATAGGAATTGCACTTTCGTTATTCTTCCATTCACCGTTGATATTGCGAACGTTAGTTGGTGTAATTTGTGAACTTGTATCAAATGCCATAACTTGATAATATTGATCGGTTGAATTGATAACAAGCAATTGATTCTTTTTAGCATAAAAACTTTTACTTCTGCATCTTATGTTTGATTCATGGAAACCATCCGATTCAAGTGATCCTTGTTCCCAAAGATTATATGTTGTTTCTTCTTCTTCTTCCACAAACGGAATAATCGGATCAATATATTCTGTTGGATAACATCCTTCTTCAAGTTGAATATCTGTTAACACAACACCATTAGTAATTCCAATATTACAATTTTCAACCAAGATCGAAATAGTGTACCACTTGGTTAAACTTAACTGTGTGTAATACTTAAAGAAAGCAACATTCTTTGAACTTCCGTTGTGTTTTATTATGAAGTAACTTATTTCTTTAGTAATATAAAAACTTCTGTACAATAACGTATTTGCTTGTGTTGCTGTTCCTATATCAAGCTTACTTGTTGTGTTATCAGCATAATGAATTTCAATTTGTAATCTACAATCCGATCGAGAATCTGTTGCTTTGTTTGTGATTTTATTATCCGATGTTAATGTAGCATCATTACTAATCAATTGAAATTCATCTGAATCAATATTAACGATGTTTCTGCTTTTCATCGTAATATCTGAAAACTTTTGATTTAGCTTTGATATGTTATTTTGTGCTTCAGAGAACTCATTATTTCCAAATACAACATCAACATCGAAAACCGTAGTGTTTCCAATCCACGATCTCATATAAGCAATGTCGAACGGTGCAACAAACACAAGACTTCCACCGTTTTCACGAACAGTATTAATATATTGTTCCGTTGAATTCGAATCTTGAACATTCAATGTTATTGAAGCGGGTGCATTGTTTGTAACTTTTACTGTTGTTCCTGTTGGAATAATTCTTTGTGTAGCCCATTTATATGAATTATTCGCTTGAACAGTTGCAACTTTTGAAAACTTAATTTCATTTAATTTAATCGCTGTTGGATATAAATCACTTTTTACATTTCCAAATTGCGTTCGAATTGAAGTTCCCAATGTCGGATATGTAGTATTATCATCACCAACACGCGCATCAACAACTTCATCATCTTCAACGTGTCCGATCTTTACACCATCGATTCTTGTAATACTCGGAATTGATTCATTAACACCCCCTGTTGGTTTTGTATATGTATCATATCCATATATAAGCATTGAATTTGCTTTAGTAATTTTTGCTTTATTACCAACAATATCAAGCGCACCTTCCCAAAACTCAATGTTATCCGTTGAACCGGAATCAAGCATATTTTGCCCTTGAATCTGTATGCCTGTTAAAGAATTAACCGGGCGACGAATAAACTTATAATCAAGTTGACTAACATAAATATCAATAAAATCATAATTAGAAACATTATCAGATAAAGTTACTTCTTGATTATAATTCGATAATGTTCCTGTCCAAAGTGTTGTGACACTTGCGTTTTGTTGCGAATCGATCATGTTGTCAATTCTTCCTGTTTGTGTTGCAATATTACTTGCGTTTGTTGAAGATTGATTTTCAACAACAATTAATCTTTGTTCAAAATCAACCACTTGTGAAACATAATCAAGAATCTGATTATAAATATCCGGCGTTGGTTCACCCGGATCAAATGCTTCAGTAATCGCACCTTGAAGAATCTTGTAAAATGCAAGTTCACTTGTTTTGGTAACGCCATCTTTAACGCCCATAACACCCAACCACATTTTTCCATCTGTTGCGGTTACTTCATACGGAACATCTGCAACGCCTGTTGCACTTACCAAACTTGTATATGCTTTATCATCACGATAAAAACAGGCAACACAAGCGAATCCCGCCCAATCACTTGAAAAATCAAATTCAACTTGGTTTTCTTCAACACCACCGGAAGCGATAACAGGCATATTTGTTAATGCAATTTGTTGATCATCAACTTTTATTTTTATTACGCTCATTTACTTCACCTTTTTCAAATACGTTTCTTTGCTATCTTTAATGCAAATCCAACCTTCATACTTTTCGGAATATAACCACGAATTCTTTATCTTGTTTGCGGTTACAACTGTTCCTTTCTTGATCACGCGTAACACCTTTGATTTTGTTGTGTTTGCGCTTCGAACGTTCATATTGAACATACACTTGTATTTAACTTCATTGCTTTTATCCACAAGCATTTTGTTCACTTCATTCTGAACATCCTTATAGTTATATCCCGCGGCTTCAAGCTTCTTTTTTCTTTCATCACCGTTTCCCCATTTACCCGCAATTACTTCTTTTGCGATTTCTGCGTTTGATTTCTTCTTTGTTGCGGGCTTCTTTGGTTCATCCTTTGTTAATGCTTTTGCAACAGCGGCATAATCCGGTGAAATGTAACCGCGGATATATCTTCCGTTCACCTTGATTTCACGATATCCAACCGAACCATGATGATTGAATTCAAGAACCTTGATTGTTGAACCGTTAACTTCAACACATAATCCAACGTGATCCGGATTTCCGGTGTTGTTTCCCCTTCCGGAATCATCCCAATCATAAAGAATCCATTCACAAAACTTCGGCTTGTGCGCATCGTTTTCAATCCAAATACCAAGCTTCTTTGCTTTTGTGATCATCATCGGACAACCCGCCGAAAGCGGAAAATATTTCTTTGCAACAGCTTTTCCGAAAGCTTGAATTGTTGCGGCTGAAAGTCCACCCGCACACCACGGATCAGAACGCTTTAATGTGTAACCATCCGGCTTTACGCTATTGAATATTGAAACAAGTTCAACATGATTACTTGAATACTGATTACTTCCAACATAAGATTTTGCGATTCTGTATAATTTGTTTATGCTTCTG